ATATCATTTAGAAGTGGGTAAAGCATATATTTGGAATACTAGAAAGCCACATAGACCAGCGTTTATAAAAAAAGTTGAAACGAAAGAACCAAGAATAAATGTTGTTTTAGGACTAACACCTTGGTTAAACTATGATGAAAAGAATGATAAATATAGTAAGAACAAATATTTTGGTAAACCCATTAAAGAAATAGTTGAGGAAAAATTATGGCTAAAAAAGTAATATTAATACAACAAAGACCTAATGTGTCTGTTGACTGGCATAACGCTAGTGATGAGTTTAAAGCACTCAAAGAAAGTTATGTATCTGCTGGCAAATTAGATGACCAAGGTGGTGTATTATCTGATGGTGATTTAATAAAAACTTGGACTTTAGTATTTACAAGTGATGAAGACAGCGGAGATTTTTTAAATGAAGCTGCAAGTTTAGCATATCTAACATCAAGACAAGATTATAATATAGAAAACGGTATCTCCGAAAGCTTAGACATACAAGACGTTTAAAATGTTACCTAATGATATTGAAAAATATCAGGTATGGGACAAATCTAACGGTCAAAAATTATTACCTGATTTAAGTTTATTATTAAACGAGTTCTCTGAAACAGATGACAAACTTGCGAGAAACTATAAGAATATAGATTTTGATAAGTTTGAAAACTATACTATCATAACTCACAATAATGATATAGTTTCTTTTTCATCAATCTTATACAGAGATTTATGGCCAAAAAATACCGTACGTATATTCAACAGATTGTGGAGAAACAAAAAGTTTGATTGGGTAAATCCTACTTTTGGTATCATATCTCAATTAAATTATAATCATCAAGTTAATTATGCCAGAGATAATGGTTTTGATTTTGTATTCATATCAAGAGAAAAGACACCTAAACATCTAACAAGATGGTTGAAACAGGCAAATGAGTTTGATGGTGGTTGGATATATTGTGAAGATAAGAAAAGAGTTTGTAATGGTAGTCCTGAAAATTGCGTACAATGGGTAATCTACAAAAAAGTTAGTAATACTAACGAGACTTTTCCTCTATAAAAGGCAGAAAGACAATACTAGGGTCAAACTCTTTTTTTGTTTTTGCAAAACTAAATTTAGTTGTATCAACGTGATGATTATTATGTAATGCCTGACCCCAAGTTATCAAACTTAAAAGAGGTATATTCATAGCATTATCTTTTGATTTTGTATTCTTATAACCAATACTACCTAAATGACATATACTATTTACAAGTGCTTCTTGATGATAAGAGAAAGCGGCTGGTATTGCCCAAAACCATAACATAAAATTAAAATCAATTAGACTTAATATAATAAAAGTAGACCATATAATATACTCATAGTTTCTATGCAACCATAAATGAAAGTTATCGTTTCTTAAATCTTTTACTACTTTAAATGATATACGACCTAATCTTTTATTATGTAACCACCCAATATATGAATGTAAAAATCCTTTATTAGGACTATGTGGGTCTTTATCTGTATCAGCGTGGCTGTGGTGCATACCTCTATGAACGGCTGCCCACCATATTGGACTACCTTGTACACATAAACAAGATAAAAATAATAATGGTTTACGTAAATACTTTTTTAATGTTATAGACCTATGACTTACAACTCTATGTAATATTACAGACGAACCTAAACCACAAAATAATATCCAACCCATAAACAAATATAACCAATTAGGTGATGTAAACAATACACCTAATAGTGCCAATATTTGTACAGGCCAAAATACTAAACATAGACCTAATATCCATCTATTCATTAATAACCACCCTCGTTTTCTTTTATGTGTTCTAAAAATGGGGATACTTTAAAATCTGGTGTTAAACGACCTCTAACTTCATTTGTGTTGTCATCAAATCCGTCACCAACACCTTCCCAATTTGTTATATTAATCCTATATTTATTATACTTGTATGAAAAACTATATTGACTATCTTCAAACACACCACCTGTTGGTTCAAATTTACTCATAATTAATTTTTTCAATTCATCAAAACTATAATTTTCATCTTTGCCTATCATATAACGGCCAACTTGACCTACGTTTCTAAATTCAAAAGATGTACCTACTCTATAATTAAGTGTGTTCATACTATCTTTTACTTTATCTATTACTGATTCATTTAAACCTTTTATTATAATAGTACCAACTGATATTCTTAATCTTAATTTTAATGAGTTTAAAAGTGTATTCATTTTCTTTTTAGCACACTTCATATTATCAGTTATCTCATAAACTTCATCATTGTCCCAACCTGTCATACTTAAATAGACCGTTTTTAGTCCAGCGTCTTTTAACTTTGTTAGATAATTTAAACTAGATGTTCTTAAACCATTTGTTGCTATTGTTGTTCTGTGACCTAAATTAGTAGCAACTTCTATTAACTCTGGCAAGTCTTTATGTAAAGTAGGTTCGCCACCTATAAATCTAAATTCAGTTGGTTTTTTAAACTTTTGAAAAAAATCTATTAGTAATATTTTAGGTATGTCTGGCAAATCTCTGTTTGGCAAATAACAATTTGCACATTCCATATTACACCTATGAACAATATCACAATAGATATATTTAAATGGGTTGTTTTCTGGTTCGTGTTTTATCATATAAGTTGTTTACTTCTATACAGATTATTAATTCTACTAAAACTATCATACTCATCTTTAAAACTAATACTTAAAACGACTCGGTCGGACTCGGAAAGATTCTCTACTCCGTGAGGCAAACTAGTATTTAAACACGCCGGTTGATTAAGAATAAACCTTTGTGTTTCGTTTACTTTATTATATCTCTTTGCTTTTGTGATTATTTTTTTATCGCCTACATTTATATTAGGATTATCATAATCACCTAAAGATTCATAAAATATTGTACTCTGTTTATCATTAGTTCTTATAGGTATGTTAATTGCAACACTTCTATTATCACTATGAGGATCCACCATACCTTTAGCCATAGTTTTAAAAAACTTGACATTATCAATTATCTCTGGTCTTTTAAATTGATTGATGATATGTTCAACTTCTTTGAAGTCAACATATTTTGTATGTAAACTATTATGGTCTTGATTACCATATCTTGCCCAATCTCTATTATTATTTAAATAACTATTGTACAATTCAACTTGATTGTATTTGAGTTCGGGTATATAGAAATAATTATCCTGTATATTCATCATATTTTATCCAATTCATACTAGTATTTATCATATAAATAGTATAGTACAAGGAGAAATTGATATGATTACAATAGATGGTAAAGAATATGATGAAACTAAATTTAGTCCTGATTTACAGAATTACCTAGTGGTAAGACAAGAAATTCAGGTCAATGCTACAAGACATAAACTTGAGCTAGAGAAAATTGACGTTTTGACAAAACATTATAATGCCAAGATAGTAGAATTATTAAAAAAAGAGACAGAATCAGAGAAGAAATAGATGGCTGCTATAGCTAATTTACAGATAGACCAAGGTGCTACATTTACCTCGGATGTAACCGTCAAAGACGCAAACGGAAATGCCTTTGACTTAACAGGTTATACTGCTAGGGCTAAATTAGCTAAAGGCTATCAATCAACTAAAACAAGACAAGATATTACAACAACAATCGCTTCAGCAACTGAAGGAAAAGTTACCTTATCATTAACAGCAGACCAGACAACAGCCCTAGAAGACACTAGATACGTATATGATTTAGAGATAGTCAGCGGCGCTGTAGTTACCAGAGTTATTGAAGGTATTATCTCTGTTCGTCCTCAAGTAACCACATAATTCTAACTACTTTTTGTTATAAATATAGTAAGAAGAGGGAGAATAATGCCTGATATAACAGCTAAAATTAATGTAAATACAAGTGCCGGTCCACAAAAAGTTTCAGTAACCTTACCCTCGGCTCAGGCAGCTGGGAACGCCACTTTACAATTAAAACTTTTAAGTGATGTTGATACAACAGAATTAAATGATGGTGCATTATTACAATATAGAGCTTCAGACGGTAAATTTGTAACCAGAACGGAGATAGTAACCACAAC